ACTGTGAGAATGCACTGCATGATATAGCGTCATGGCCCGACAACAAAGATCCGTATTATATTGGTCACAACAAATGTTTATTGGTAACACCTCAGGGTATCAAATTGCCCAACGGGCTTTATATTAAATATCCAAAGCTAAGACTAGACGCTAGTGAAACTCGGACTAAGTTTATGTATAAGAGTAGACGGGGTGAGATAAGTATATGGGGTGGATCAGTAGTAGAGAATGTGGTTCAAGCCCTTGCTCGTATCATTGTGGGTGAGCAGATGTTGGAAGTAAATAAAAAGTATCGTCCAGTATTAACTGTACATGATGCGGTAGTCTGTGTAATCCCTGAGAATGAGATTGAAGAAGCTAAAGAATATATAATGAAAGTTATGTCGACCCCACCTAACTGGGCAGTTGGACTGCCTGTTACTTGCGAGGCTGACTACGGAGACAGCTATGGCGACTGTTAAGAAGCTAAAGGATAATGATGGATCACTTTATTAAAGACGAAGAGTTTGCGAGTAATATAATTAAAAAATATCTTCGAAGTAAAGACCAAAACGGATGGGAATTTAAGGAAGAATATGAATTAGTTAGTGGGTGGGCGAGATTAGATTTTTTAGTAAAAGCTCCTTATAAAGATGGACATATTTTATTTGGGATAGAAGCTAAAAAAGAATTGCACTCATACACTAATTGGAAAGACCTTGCAAAACACTTTGAACAAATGGTTGCATATCAGAACAGACCTGATGTAACCTACCCAATATTTTTAGGCCCTGTTGTAGAAGATAAAAAAATAACAGTATATAAAAATGAAGTATTACCGCACTTAACTAATATGCAAGTCTTTGACAGATTAGCGGGAAGACTAAATGTAGGGGTTATGTATATGAATTATAAAGACGGAATATGGAGTGCAAGATTTGTATTGAGGGACGGAACTTATTATGCCGATCATTGTGGATTTCAAGAACGCCGAATGAAAATATCTATAACAAAAAATTCTAACATAAAAAGAGTCTCACAAAAAATATATATATCTAAATAACAAATTGATATGAAAGGAAATACGCTATGATAAAATATATATTTACTTCGAGAAGGATATTTATATGAGTGATGGTGGAAAAGGTAGTAAACAAAGACCCACTGATAGACAAAAGTTTGAAGAAAACTTTGAAAGAATATTTGGTAAACCAAAAGAAAAGGAGAAGAAATGATTATCTTTAAACAAAAACCCATTGTGGTTGATTGTTTTACAGTAAAAGATTATGTTATAGATCATAACCCGATAGCACCCGCAGTTAATTTTATGCCTAAATGGATGACGGACATGCCGAGTACCTATAAGGCTGATGGATTTATCCCTGCCCCTACAATGAAAAGATGTCCCGCCGTTGTAGGTATGATGACACAAGGGTTTATGATCCCTCTTTGGTGTGATTTAGTTATCGGTATTAATCCAGTTGAACGTTCATTTCGGTGGCAGTTTGCTGATGAAGAAACCAATGCTAAACCTCATAATGTAGCTCAGTGGGATGCGTTCGCTAATCCAACAGTGTATGGACACTTAAAAATAGTTACTCCATGGTATATAAGAACTAAACAGTCGATTGATTTTTTATGGACTAATCCTTTCTATAACATGGACATGAACGAAAAATATAAAATTGTCCCTGCAATTACTGAGTATAAACACCAACACGCAACAAACATTAATATGTTTATAGATAAATCAACCCATGGAGATATTTTAATTAAGTCGGGTACTCCGATGGCTCATGTAATACCTATGTCTGATAGAAAGATAGAAATAAAAACTCACTTGGTAGATTCGCTTGAGTACACAAAACTAAGAACAGCAAGTTTATTCTTTATCAATAACTATAAAAAATTAATGGGAAAATAATGGCAAAAGTAAAACAATCAGTAAGTGGCATTAAATCACATCAGCCTGTACACAAACGAACATCACAAGGTGGTCGTCGAGTGAAGATGCAAACGATGAATAAAAATAAGAAAGCCTCTTATAAAAAATATCGTGGGCAAGGTCGATGAAAACAATTATCCATGTTAATCAACACGTCATAAAGTCTAATCGGAAAAACGAAGTAGAAGATCCCGTACTAACAGTTAAAACATATAAATCAAATACTTATGCTAAAGAAGTAAAGATACATGGGGACTCTAAAGTAGTATATAGCCCTAATAAACCCTTGTCGTGCGGGGCACATGTATGGATTGAAACTGAATCAGAAGTGGAGATAATTAAATAATGGCTGAATACACATGGTCGTTCTCAAGTCTTAAAGAGTTTCAACAATGCCCTCGTAAGTATTATGAATGTCGAGTCGCAAAGAATTATACGTTCAAAGAAACAGAAGCTACCATATATGGTAAAGAAGTTCACCTTGCCCTCGAAGAATATGTACGAGATGATAAACCTTTAGCAAAGAACTACGAAAGATTCAAAGATCAAGTCGACGCATTGATTGCAATTCCAGGTGAGAAACTTTGCGAATATGAAATGGGTTTAACCCGAGATAAAAAAGCGTGTGACTTTGATGATCCAAATAGATGGGTTCGAGGTATTGCAGACTTAATTATTATTGATAATGACTATGCCTTTATCATTGATTACAAAACAGGGAGCAATAAATACCCCGATACAAAACAGTTACGCTTGATGGCACTCATGGTTTTTGAACACTTTCCTCAAGTCAATAAAGTTAAAGCAGGTTTATTGTTTGTGATGCACGGAACATTTATTACCGACGAATACAAACGAGAAGATAAAGATTTATCGTGGGCCATCTTCGAGAAAGCACTAGCCCGACTGGATAATTCTTATGATGCAAATATGTGGCTCCCTAGTCCTACTCCGTTATGCCGATGGTGTCCAGTTAAAAGTTGTGAGTTTAATCAGTAATGGAAAAACGACCTTGCCCTACATGTAATCAGAAGTTTGATTATACTAAAGTGGGCAAAACTTACTGTTCTCATAGATGTAAAAAGACGGCATATAGACAAAGAGTTTATGAGAAGAATGAAGGTAATTGGGAATGGTTTTTCAAAGGCATACTAAATAGTCGAGAGGATAGAAAAGACCTTAGTCCTGAAATATTAATAGACATATTAAAGAAACAAAATTATAAGTGTGCTCTCTCAGGAGTTGAGATGACTTGTTATAGAAAGTACCATGACTCAGATCTTAGTTCGACTTGGACTAATGCCAGTATAGATAGAATTAAAGCTGGGGAAGAGTATAATAGTAAGAATGTTCAGTTAGTATGTAGAGCAGTAAATTCTTTTAGAGGAACGCTCCCAGTTAGTGAATATTTACAGTGGTGTAAAAAAGTAGTAGCCCACAATAAAGTAAAATAATAGTTGAATATAGTAATAAGTTAAAGTAAAATAATAGTTTAAGGAAAGAGATAATGGAAATAGTTGATAACACCGCAGTTAAATTATTAGTGCCTGATTACATGGTTTCTCATATTCAAAACAATATTGAGAAGTCAGAGATAATTAATAATAAAGGAAGTTTAGTTGAAGTCTTAGTCTACTGGGGTCTCACTGAGATGACCCGTCTTAATCAATTAATAAGTTTTAAGAATCCTCTACCTAGTCCTATGAGCCGTGACTATGATTGGCCCGGGACATTCAAACCATTTGAACACCAACGAGTAACAGCAGAATTTTTATCTATCAATCGTAGAGCGTTTTGTTTTAACGAAGCGGGTACAGGTAAAACTTCGTCTGCTTTATGGGCGGCTGATTACTTAATGAAACAGGGGGAAGTTAAAAGAGTTTTAGTTATATGTCCGTTATCAATTATGCACAGTGCTTGGCAAGACGATGTCTTTAGTACGTGTATGCACAGATCAGTTGCGATTGCTCATGGAGCATCTAGTAAAAGAGAAAAGATTATAGATAACAAAGAATATGAGATTGTAATTATTAATTATGATGGCGTAGGAATTGTTAAAGAAAATATAGCGAAGGGCGGGTTTGACTTAATTATTATTGATGAAGCCAATGCCTATAAATCCCCGAGCACAATACGATGGAAAACTCTAGCCAAACTAATTACTCCTGACACACGGCTATGGCTGATGACGGGTACTCCTGCGGCTCAATCACCGCTTGACGCATTTGGTTTAGCTAAGTTAGTTTGTCCTCACCGAGTTCCAAAGTTTTCAGCGGCTTGGCGAGACAAGGTGATGTATCAGGTTACTCGGTTTAAATGGGTTCCAAAAAAGACAGCGAAAGACGATGTGTTTAAAGCGTTGCAACCTGCGATAAGATTTAGTAAAGAAGATTGTTTGGACTTACCTGAGGTCATGTATCAGACCCGAGAGGTACCACTCACTCCAGTCGTGCAACGGTACTATAAAAACCTCAAAGATCAGTTTCTTATTGAAGCTGCGGGCGAACAAATTAGTTCAGTTAATGCGGCGGCTAATTTAAGTAAACTATTACAGATCTCAGGTGGGGCCGTATATACAGATAAAAAAGAAGTTGTCGAGTTTGATATTCGACCTCGCTTATCTGCATTAGATGAAGTATTAGATCAAACAGAAAATAAAGTTTTAGTCTTTGTTCCGTTTAGACATACGATAGAAGTCGTTGCTAAGCATTTGAATAAACAAGGAATTAGTACTGAGATAATAAATGGTTCCGTATCGGCTAATGATCGTGCTAGAATTATTACTCAGTTCCAATCGTTAGATGACCCTCGTGTTCTAATTATTCAACCCCAAAGTGCATCGCATGGTGTGACTTTAACTCGAGCAGATACGATAGTTTTTTGGTCCCCAGTTATTTCAGTTGAAACTTATTTACAGTGTATTGCCCGTATTGATCGCTATGGTCAGAAGAACAAGATGACTGTGGTACACATACAGGGTTCAGAGGTAGAGAAAAAGATGTATGCCATGCTACAAGGTAAAGTTGATTTGCATACTAAGTTAGTTGATTTATATAGAGAGATATTAGAGTGATGGATTTTCCAAAACAAGAGTTTGAATTATTACGGCGTGAGGTGGATAAGTTTATAGAAGAACACTGTGAACACCCACACCAAGTAGAATTATTTATGATGGCATTGGTATTAACCACGCTATCTAGTTACCAGATTGATATTGAGAAATTTGCTGATGATGTAACTAACACTCATCGGAATGCACTCACGTCAATAAAAGCAGTTAGAAAATTATTAAGTAAATTTATGAAAGGAGATTTAAAATGAGTGAAGAAGTCAGCACTCAAGAAGTCGGTCTCGATGATATTGTGTCAGTGTATTTAAAAATACGAGGCGAAAGAGACAGACTTAAGCACGAATATGAATCGAAAGATTTAGAACTAAAAGCTGAGATGGCACAGATAGAAGAAGTATTACTATCTCAATGTAATCAAATCAACGCTGATAGTATTAAAACAAGTCAGGGTACAATCATTAAAACCCTTCGAGAAAACTTTATATGCAATGATTGGGAAAATTTAAAAGCCTTCATTGTAGAAAATAATCTCATCGACTTAATGCAACAACGTTTACATAATGGAAATCTAAAAGAATATTTGATAACGCACGGCAATGATGGACTGCCTCCTGGAGTCACTTCGATTAGAGAGTATAGTATTGTAGTTAAAAAACCTAGTAAATCATAAGGAGTTATTATATGGCTAACGAATTAGCAAATTTAATTAATCAGAATCCCGCCTTAGTTCAGACTGGACTTGACGAAGATACGCTTGCCGTTGCAGGTGGTATATCCTCAGGCCCAAAACGAATTTCAATTAAGGGCGGAGTATTTAGAAAATACGCAGGTGGTAAAGAAGTTGGTAGTATAGAAGATAGGCATATGAATGTTGTCTTTGTTAAGATGGCTCACAATGCGTCTCGTATGTACTACTCATCAAGTTATAAAGAGGGTGAGAAAGTATCCCCGACTTGTTGGTCAAGCGATTCAAGAACCCCTGATAAAGATGTACCTAATCCTCCGTCAGCATCGTGCGATCAATGTCCATACAGTGTTAAAAACTCTGTTGCGGCTAATGGTTCACAATGTAGATTGTCTTGGAGAACAGCTGTTGTATTACCTGACGATCCAAACGGTGATGTATTACAATTAGTTTTACCTTCAACATCATGTTGGCAAAAAGAAGACGGCGGTAAATGGGGCTTTAGACCTTACATGCAGATGTTAGCAAGCAATAATGTTGCGGCTTCTAGAGTGATTACTAAGATGCAGTTTGATACTAAGTCACCTGTACCTAAAGTTTTATTCTCACCAGTTGGAGCGGTTAATCCAAATGACTATCCAATTATTGAGAAACAAGCACAGTCAGAAATGGCTACAAACGCAGTGAAGTTATCAATCTACAAACCGACTGATGAAGTTGAAGCACCTGCTCAGGCACAAGTCGAAGCACCTGCCCAACCTCAAGTACAAGTAGAGGCTCCACAACCATTGTCCGCTGAGACATTACCTCAGTCTGACGTTGATGCCGAGCAACCTCAGTTAAAAGAGTCGGGTTCAAATGAAGTTAAAAAACCAGTAGACATTTCTAACACAATTAAAAAATGGTCAGTTAAAAACTAAGGAGATATATGGCTAAGTCGTACAGTGAAAAATATTTAATAAGCCTGAATAACCTGAATGAAAAACGTATAGGTGTGCAGTTTGGTAAGCTTTGTGTTAAAGCCAATCTGCCACCTAGTATGATTGCCGATGCTATGGCCGTCTCGCGAATGTCAGTGTATAACTGGTTTAGGGGTAAAGTAGTTAACCAGAAGAATGTAGAAAAGGTAGAACGCTTTATGGATATTATTGAAGATAATTTAAATAGAGGTACTCTGCCTGTATTAAGCACTATGCAGGCAAGAGATTTTATAACAGAAAAAATTATTAGCAAACTTTAATAGAAGTAGTATAATAGAAATGTCCCAAAACAATTTTAAAAAACCATATTAATTTATGGGGGCATACTGTTGACTTTAAAAATAGAAAGCAACTGCAAATATGATTACAGAATTTTATAAGAAAGCACTACCTAGTAATGG